CGATCATAGATCTTCTGCTTAGCAATCTCGAGGATTTCAGCGAAGCCCTCATAGTGCTCTGCTTTAGATACACCAACAGGAAGAGTCTTAGACCATTCAAGTTCGGTATCTGCTTCTGCATTTGCAACGAGCATATTTGTAATCTCAGTATCGATTTCGTAGCTGAGCTCACCAACAGCTTTTTCAGCAAGCTGGTCGCCAAGATCTACACCGTAATCGGTCTTAGACTGATATGCAGCGATCTGAGAGTAGTAAATTGCAATTCTACGAGCTTTTGCAACAAGTGCAATAGACTTCATCTCAGCTTTGATCATAGGCAGATCATTCTGAGGAATTACAACGTTGTTATACAAGTACTTAACTTTACCTGCAGACTCAGCAGTATAAACACCATTTTCGTCAGCTTCAAGAGCAACGTACTCGGTGGCGCCATCTGCAAGGAACTCAACAGTACCAAACTGAGGCTTCCAAGCAAATACAATTTCACCAGCTTCTACATTTTCAACAACGCGAGCGCTAGTATAATCGGCGTCAACATCACCGAATCCGAAAGGATTACTGATGAGGTCACCCTGCTTGGTCTGACCCTTATTGCTTGCATACTGATATTCGATGTAGGTAATGAAACCAGACATAGAAGACATCGGATGCACAATTACCAGATCATGAGCAATGAGATTAGGAAGAGCAACTGTAGTAAGATTCAAACAGAACTTTTTGAACATTCCCATGTCTGCGCGCTGAGTTGCAACGGAATTGTCAAATGCTTCATTCATGAACTTGTTTGTATTTTCAAGACATTTAGCAACAACAAGCTTCTTGTTGTTAGACATTTTTTCGCCATTATTGAGCTTTGCATGAACAGTGTCAGCAACAGCAAGGCGATTCTTATAAGCTTCAAATAAGGACTTAGCCATTGTTATATTCTCCAATATTTCATAGTTGTTTGTTTAATTTACTTTATCTATATACAAACGACGAAGTTTCTTATCGGATGAAATTGCTTAATGTTAAATCAATTTCGTCATCAATTCTGTCGTCGTTGTACCCAGAACTGACCTTTACTTTTGATTCTTTGATTACCATCTTCTTTGGCTTTTGTTCAGCCACATTAAACGGTAGTGAATTGATTGCTAACTTGTACTTCTGTAACTCTTCACAAATTTTATCAATGTCGCTAAATGAATAATTTTCATTTAACTTATCCTTAATTTCGCTCGGCTTAATACCAAGTCTACTTGCTTGTGAACTAATATATTTATCAACTGCTGTTTTTGCAATTGTTTTATAACGTTCAACAATCTGTTGTGACTGAGTTACTTTTGCTGAAGCTTGACTCTTAATAATTTGAACATCTTTGTCTCTATCAGCAAGTTGTTCTGTAAGAGTTTTGTTTTCAGCTTGAAGTTTTTCAGTTAGCTTCTTGCTTCTTGCTTGTTCAGCTTTTAGATCTTCCTCTAATGACTTTACTTTTTCATTTGTTGAAGATACGCTCTCTGTCAACTGAGCTCTTTTGGTATTACCTAACTTAACTCGCTGAACAAGAGAATCAATCTGGGTTTTCTGCTCTGTAATGATTTGCGCTGTTTTTTCAGCCTTTACATTTGCTGCATTAAGCTGCTCTTGTAACTGCTGATTTGTTGCTTTGCATGTTTTTAGTTCCTGATTAGTTCTTGTTAAAACATCACTATAACGAGCCTCTTTTGTATAACAAACTGATAATTTCTCTTGTAATGTTTTAATTTGCTGTTCAAGTTCTTTTTCACGTAAAGCACTCTCTTGTAACTCTTGAATCATAAGGGCTCCGGAATCTTCGGCTGCCTGATCTTTTTCTTCATTTGTTACATCTATATCATCAACAGGGGTAGAGGTATTTTCCTCTTCCTGATCTGTTGCATAATCAATTTGAAGGTCATCAAGTGTTTCCTTCATTGTTCTTTGCTCATCTTCTGTGGATTTATTTAATTCCTCTTGAAGAGCTTTTTTAAGTGTTTTTGTTGTATCAAGTGATTCTGTGACATATTTCAGTCTTGCTTCTTTAACAGCGGGTAATAAAACAGCATCCCAACATTCACAATCATAAGAATCAGGCTCTACTGTTTCTCCACCATCATAGTCCTCAAATGTATCACCACTACCTCTGCTTGATACACCAATTTTACAACCGTAATCGCACATTGTTTTTAATATACGACCATTTGGTGTATTCAAGATATCAAACACACCATAAAGTTTTCCATCATTGCCCTTTTTCGGAACTTCGGCTAAACAAATACAGATCTTTTCCATATCAACTTCTTGACGATCTGCAGGATGACCAAGCTCACCGAATAAACAACGATTTTCAAACTTTTCTTTCATAATCGGATCATTGAAGGTCTTTTCCCACAACTCTTCCGTATAACGACGACCGTTACGTGTACGGTTTCGGAAATCCGCTATTACACCAACAAGTCTACCGAGAATACCACGTTCTTGCTGTTCTTCAGCTGATAATTTCTGGTATTTCATTTCATTTGTTGTGTTGAAACTTTCTAACATTTTATCATCACCTTTACATAGAATAAACAGCTCAAACAGCTTCTTCTACAATCATTATACTATTGTACTATTTTATATACAATAAACTGTTTGTTATTTATTCATATATTCAAATGCTTTAAGGTCAGCCTTGATTATCTGTAAAACTTTTATGCACGGAACAAGATCAAATGTTCTACTGTAGTTTAACAGCACTTGAGATATTTCTTCGAATCGTGTGTGAGCAAGAAACATCCTTGAATCTGAAACATTTGGTTCATACAGTAAAATTTGTAAATTAAGTGCTGCTAATGTTGTTAGTACTGAATCGGTGCAATCAATTTCGTCACATGTTACAATGTTTTTGTATAGATTTGACTTTTTTGAATTGTAACTTTTTCTAATTTTTTCATAAAAGCTACAAGCATCAAATGGTCTGCGTTCATTTATGAACTTTATAACATTTATATCAATGTCTGCCGATGTAACAGCTTTTTGCATCATTTCGTTAACATTGATACCTTTTGCACTTAATTCAGATAATAGTAAAATACAATCACGTTTTGTTATCATATTGATATACAATTTCCTTCCCCAGTTATTACTGGCTAAACTTAATTGTGCAAGGCGAAACGGTTACATAATATTGATATATTAACAAGAACGTTTTGCCTGTATATTGATCAATTTTTGTTGTAGATGTGGATAATTTTATAAGTTTGGATTGGTTGAGTCTGACACATCACCAATGTCAAGTTCAGCTGGTGTAGGCAATGTGTCATCTGAATCGTCTACTTCGTCACTATCACTTATAGCATGTTCACCGCTTGGCATTGGCATATCAATTGACGGAGAAGCAAAATCCATCGGTTCATCATCTGGATATGAATCAAAGCTTGAATCATCCTCAAATGATGTGGTATCTTCATCTGTCTCTTCTGCAAGTTGAGTTTCCATTGAATCAATTTCATCTTGCAATAGTTGAATAACTTCTGTGTCATTAAGAGTGTTACTAAGCATAGATTTTAGAATCTTTAGCTTTGTTGCAGTATTTTCTACATCTCCAAGAACATTCATAATGTCTCTAATGTGACCTACTTTATTGCTCAAATTATCTCTTCGGTCAACCTCTTCTTGTGTGGTTGGTGCCTGCATTCTTAACTGGAATTTGTTAATATAGGCTTCATTTCCAGTATCAATCAAAATAAGATTAATTATGTCCGTCAACGCTTGAATCATTGTGTTCTGAATTCTTTTAATCATTTTTGCATAACGGGATGAAATGATTGACAATGAAGCACCGCCATCAAACCCAGCACTATCACCGGTTACACCAAAATACTGTTTCGGTACGCGCAAGTTACCAAAAAACTTATCTTGATAGTATTCAAGGTCAACAAGGTCACCAACATTAACATCTCCACCAATCTGTTGTGTTGTTAGCACACCTTGATTGTTTCGTGTTGGAATATAAACATTATTAATAATTGGACCCGGGTTAGTATATTCGTTCATTGAATTACCAACATCGAATGCGGCTTTCTGTTCAATTAACTGTTTTATATTCATTAAATGAGGCTGCACTGATTCTTTCGGCATATCACCAACCTCAACTCCAATAACACGAACAATTGAAGATTGAGTAACTCTGTTAAGTAGAACAGAATTTTCAAGAAGTTGTAACTGACGCCATACTTTATATGTACTATAAAGTAGAGATTGACCTCTCTTTACACCATAAGTAAAAGTTTTATATTCATCATTAAATAAATCAACTTCTTCGGGTATTCTGCTACTGTTGTCTTCAAGACACGCATGAACAAATTCAGTGGGAGGATAAAGTTCAACATCACTCTTATTGAATCTATATCTATTCAAGAATGCGTTGTTCATGTCGAGAGGATCGTTTGTTGTATTTGTTGGAAGAACATCTGTTTTAATGTATGCAACTGTTTTACCAAATCTTGTTAGCTCAAATACTTGGGCTGGATTTGGAAACATTTCAACATAATGAACATAAGAG